TCATTGCAACAGGACTTGCACAGGAAAAGGAAACATCCTCATTCATCAATAAAACCTCATTTATTGAGAACTGCGAAACATCCGCAGTCGGACGTGCTCTTGGTTTTGCCGGTATCGGTGTTGACGGTTCTATGGCATCCGCTGAAGAAGTCGCAAATGCGATCATGAACCAGAACAATCAGGAAACACCGCAGAGACAGCAGGGACCGGTTGAAGACCGTACCGGAGAACCGGCCTACCCTACAGAGGAATCAATGGTCAAAGACCTGATGGCCGTTGCTTCCAAAAGTGAAAAGGTAAACGGGATGCTCGCAAAACTGCTTGAGACCAACAATGCAAGAGATCTTGCAGAACTGGCCTTCATGAAGCCGGATATTGTAAAGGCATGGTGGCAGAAACTTTGCCAGAGGTAAAACATGGACTACACCGGAACAATCAAAGATATGTACAGGGGAATGGATGGTAAATTCACCATTTCCCTGTGCGTAGATCAAGAACCAGGTGAACTTGAATCCCTGAAAGATAAAAATCTCCGCATCAAAATCACGCAAGACAGGAAACACAGGAGCCTTGATGCAAATGCGCTTCTTTGGCACTGCCTCGGTGAAATGGCAAAGTCATTCACTCCACCACGTGACAAATGGGAAATATATCTTGAAGAACTCCGCAAGTATGGGAAATTCAGTTACATCCTCATGGATGAAAAAGCTGTTGACTCATTCAAGCAGATGTGGAGAGAAACAGAGGTTGTCGGTGAAGTCGATGTAAACGGCCGGAAAGCTATTCAGCTTCTTTGTTTCTATGGTTCATCCACTTATAACACGAAAGAGTTTTCTGTCCTTCTTGACGGAGTGATAGAGGATATGAAAGACCTTGGCTTACAGCCACCTATACCGAGAGACATTAGATCAGCACTGGAAGAATGGGAAAAGCAGCATGGAAAACAAAACGACTGACAGAAGAAAAGCCGGTAAAGCCGCAAAAGACAAAGGAAGCAGGGGTGAAAGACTTCTTTCAGCATTCCTCAACAGCTTTGGGCTTCATACACACAGGGGTTATGTACATTGCGGACAATCTGACCTTGTTGACCTTCTTGGAGTGCATGTTGAATGCAAATTTGTTGAACGTCTCAATGTACGTCAGGCAATGGAGCAGGCAATCAGAGAAGCCGACAAGCGCAAAGACGGTATGCCGACCGTGTTTTGGAAAGTCAGCCGCCGCCCCTGGCTCACAATCATGCTGACTGAGGATTGGGTAAAACTTTACAAGATGGCGAGAGGTAAAAATGAAGGGCACACAGAACGAAATGATCCTGCATCACATCCGGACACACGGCAGTATCACAACGATGGAAGCCTTCCAGAAGTACGGAGTGACAAGGCTGTCGGGCCGGATATGGGAACTGAAACGACAGGGACACAACATTGAAAAAGTGATGGAGACCAACGAAAACAGCAAGACCTACGCAAGGTATTTCTTGAAGGAAGGAGAAGGGTGAACGTGCTAAAACTCATAGCATCTGACAGCTTTTTGACAGTTAATAAATGCCTTATGACCATTTTCGGCTTAGATGCTGCGGTACTGCTTGCGGAACTTGCCTCAAAACAGGTTTATTACGAGGAAAAGAACGCACTTGATGAAAGCGGTATGTTCTACCAGACAGTAGAACAGATACAGAAAAACACAACATTGTCGCAGTTTAAACAAGGGAATGCCTGTTCAATTCTGGAAAAAGCCGGAGTGATAAAAACAAAGAAAAAGGGAATCCCACCAATGAAATACTACTATGTTGATGGGAATAAACTGTGGACACTACTTAATCAACATTCATCAAAAAATTTGATCAACGATGATGAAATTTCTTTACCAACGTTGACCCAAAAATTTGATACAAATAATAAAAGAGATAATAAGAATCTAAAAGTAAGAAAAGATATAAATACTATTGTTTCGGAATCTTCTCTTTCTGAACCGGTAAAAGATAAAGTGATTGATTTCCTGGCATACCGTGACGAGATCAAGAAACCTTTTAAATCCGAAAGAGGCATTAAGTCTCTGATAACACAGATAGAGAAGCAGGAACAGGCACTTGGCTCTATGGCCGTTATCTCGGTAATAGATACAACAATGCAGAACGGATGGCAGGGCCTGTTTTGGGATAAAGCACCAAAGAAGCAGGAAATGAGCACAGCAGAAGCCGCAAGGTATATCGACAACGGCGGCACATTCTTTGAGGGATTCGGATGAACGCAATAGAGACAGAAAAAATACTGGGTTTTATCAAGACCGCATACAAGGATACTGAACACCTTAACAGCCCGAAAGCCGTTGAACTCTGGACAATGGCACTGGCAGACATTTCATTCACTGATGCATCCCACGCAGTCAGCGCATGGATATGCGAGGAAAGATGGCCGCCGACAATCGCAGATATTCGGGCAAAGGTATACAACCTCAAATCAGAGCCGGATGTGATGGCATCGCAAGCCTGGAATCAGCTTTTGAGGGCACTGCGAGACGCATACGCTCCAAACAGCGAGGAGGTCTGGAATGAACTGCCTGAGAAAACAAGGCTCATCGTTGGTGGTTATGCCGCATTCAGAGCATGGGGCAATACCGATACAGCTTCACTTGAATCTGTACAGCGTCCCGTGTTTATGAAAAGGTTTGAGGAATACCAGAGAAGGGAGCGCAAAGAAGCAGCTATCCCGAGAGGAATGAGAGAACCGCTTCCGGCTCTTTCAAGTAGTGAACACACGGCCATTGAATACAAAGCTGAAGAACAGGTTAAAAAACCGGCAAAACCTTCCGGAAGGTCAAGGGCTGATGATCTGGCAGAATTGAGAAAAAGACTGATGGGAAGGGGGTGATTAAGTGTGAGGATTGAAAAAGGGCATGGTTTCACTGGCGATGGATACGGGAATAATTGCAATGTCTTTGGTGCAGTTGAAAACTTATCACTTAATTTAATAAAAGACAAAATCAATATTTGTTGGGAAGAGATAGGTGTAACACAACGATTAGTGAATGAATTAAAGCCAAATGTTTCTGAAAGCAACAAAGAAAGTAGTGACCGCCTATACATCGTCGTAACAGAATCAGTAAATCTTTATCTTATTGAAATTAAGGATAAGAACAAGTGCAAGAAAGAAAAAGTGATGCATGGGCTATACAGATATTCTGCAACACTTGGCATGGATGAAATAAGAATTTTTGAAAGGATTAGGATTTGATACGTTATAAAAGAACGAAAGGAAGGGGGTGATTAAGTGCCGAAGGAAAGAAAACCCTGTTTTCTGTGTGGCAGATACGCCTACACAGAACGGCACCATTAGATATTTTCGGAGGAACCGCAAACCGGAGATTAAGCGAAGAAGATGGACTTGTCGTTGACCTTTGCCCTGATTGCCACAACAGGCCGCCAAACGGTGTCCACTTCAACAAAGAGCGGATGAAATACCTTCATCAATACGGCCAGATGACATTTGAGGCAAGAAAACGGCATGAAGGGGCAACGGATGAAGAAGCAAGAGAAATGTTCATGAAGAGATACGGAAGGAATTATCTATGAGTAGAGTGGGAATTGTCGGAGGTAAAAAGGTTACTTTCACACACCAGAATCCGCAGACCGGTGCATATTGGACGGACGAACTCAGGCCGAACGCAAGAAGCCCGCACGGCATGTGGGTTGACAGCAAGCAGATCAACTTCGACCTGGAACCGAAGAAGAGCAAGTCCAGATTTCACAGGAAAGAGAGGTAAAACATGAACCATGTAGCAATAGTCGGTCGCCTCACGGCTGACCCGGAAGTCAGATACACACAGGGAGATAACGCTCTGTGTATCGCATCCTTCACCGTAGCACTTGACCGCAGGAACCGGAATTCGGAGCAGACCGCAGATTTCCCCAACTGCGTAGCATTCGGCAAAACCGCTGAGTTTATCGAGAAGAATTTCCACAAGGGAATGAGAATCGGAGGTACCGGCAGAATCCAGACCAGAACCTATGATAACAGGGAAGGCCGGAAGGTATACGTCACAGAAATCGTCATTGAACAGGCGGAGTTTGTTGAGAGCAAAGGACAGCAGGCTACACCGGCAAAGGCCAGTAACAAGCAGTCAAATGATCCGCTTGACGGTTTTATGAACATTCCGGACGGCATTGATGACATGGAACTGCCGTTCAACTGATAAGGGGGAGACATGGGAGAAAAAGAAAACAAGTATGCACCGGTAAAAAGATTTGTATTTCCTGCCGGTGACTGCGGCGGAGAAATCAGAATCAACATTCCTGTAACAGCAAGCAAGTCGGATGTTATCCGCATGGCAAAGATGCTCATGGTAGCAGCTGAAGATTGGGAAGACGCAACAACGGACTTTTGACCAGTGAACAGCGCACAAGCCCCATAGAGCCGTTTTAACTGGAAACACAGGGAAATATACCAAAACATCCAAAAAACGGCTCACAGGGGCGCACAGACAGCCACAAAAGGAAGGAGAACAACATGCAGAGCGAAGAAAAAGGATTTGTAAAAGGAGTATTACTCACAATATCCGCAATCCTGCTGATTATTGTATTTACCACAACATGTGCGGTGGCGGTACAGGCAAAAACCGGCCTGATGGGTGAGGATGACCAGGCCAGGATTTATTCAAGCAGACTTGGATATTTTACCGTCCGTGGAAAAACATATTATGCCCATCACAGCAGAAGCGCCATGTACAAGAAGGGCGAACTTTTAACAAATGGCTACAGAGTACGGAATGACAAACTTTATTATTTTGGCCCTGATGGTGCCATGGTCACGAGAAAGACGCCTCGCAACAAATCAACCAGATACATTGATTTTAACAAAGACGGAAGTGTCCATTACATCTATCCTGCCGGATACGGCGATACCGATGAGCGGTATAACGCCAAACGCCAGAGATTCCAGGTGTACAAAAACGGACACTGGCAGGATGTTGGTCAGCAGGTATGGCCGTGGGGATTGATTGATCATCAGTGGTAAAAATATGAAAGCAACGCTCAAATGCAACCCTGAAGCATTGCCCGACAGAGGGCTTCCGACCAAAGACATCCATGTAAAGCAGGATTTGCCCGACTTGCCGATTACCGTTATCCCACGGGCGAAACCCTCAAAGCCGAAAAAGCCGAAAAAACAAAAAATCTTCTTCCCCGAACGGAAAGACTTATGGACACCGGAAAACGACAAAGAACTCATGCGGCGATATTGGGATGGCGAAAGCTATGAGGATATCGGCAAAGCTATCGGAAGGACTGCACGTGCTGTAAAGATACGTGCAAACGCCATAAGGAGCGAACAGGGGAAACGTCCCAGGCGAGTCGGGAAATCAATGTTCTGGCAGGAAAACGAGGACAAAATCTTGATTGAGATGTTTGAGGACGGAAGAAGTTACAAAGCTATTGCGGAAAAGCTTGGAAGAACATATATGGCAATCGCAACCAGAATAAAAGTACTCAGGTACATGGGAACACGGATAGAGAGAAAATGAAAGAAGCAAAGAAACCGATTAAGCTGTTATGCAATCCCCAAAAACTCCCAAAACCCCAACTTGTAAAAACCGATAAGCGAGAGGGCCAGAAGAGCAAGAGGGATTGGAGCAAGGTAAATCGGGGAGCAAACAACGGGAAATACGGCAGGCCGGTATTCTGGACAGAAGCACGCTGCGCCGTACTCCGGCAGCTGAAAGAAGAAGGAAAATCCTACAAGGAAATAGCTGAAGAAATGGGAAAATCATCTGAAGCGTGCCGGAGACAGTGGTATGTGATCAATGGCTATTGCCTCAACGGACGAAAATAAATTAGAAAGACCGCTTATTCGGCGGCCTTGGTCTCAAGATACTGGATGATAAGTGATTCAAGTATTGACGCAACAGAACGTCCTTCCTTGACGGCTTGAATTTTAATTCTCTTTAAAATCTCAGGATCAATGCTTGTTGTAAACTTCACCTTTTTCATTTTTGAGTCCCTCCTTATTTGGATAATACCATAAGCACGTATTGACGTAAAGCGGAAATGATTTTATAATGATACATATATACGTGAATACGTGTTTATGAGGAGGAATACATATGTCAGAAAGATTAAAAGATATGACAGGAAAGGTGTTTGGAAGACACTTTATCAATACCGGCTGTGGTCGGAAACAACGGAGGTATTAGAAATAAATGACAGGAAATGCATACCAGAGACATGCAATGAGAACTAATGACGAAATGTCAACTGCACGCCTTGAACTTTCAATAGATAAGAACAGCAAATATGATATGGGCGGCATCGTCATGGCAACGATGGGACTCTCTGGTGAAGTCGGGGAACTGAACGACATGATTAAAAAGTGGATTTTCCACAAGTCGGACATGGACATTACCCACGCGAAAAAGGAACTCGGAGATATCATGTGGTATATCGCCTGCATGGCAGAGTCCTTTGGATGGTCGCTTGATGAAATCATGCAGATGAACATCGACAAGCTGAAAGCCAGGTATCCCGACGGATTCAACATCGACAGGGCGAACCACAGAAACGAATCAGACGTTTAATTAAGCTAACAATGCCGCCATAAAAATATAATCAAGAAAGGAGAAATCCCTCACTACGGCGGAGAAGTGGAAAGCTCCGGTGTATAACCGATATTGTGTCGCAACTGTAAACCATGTGGAGCGCTTCGGCGGCGGCGCTCCGGAAAGGAGAAGGCAATGTCCGGAAGGTATAAAGCCATACCGGAAACCACGACGCAAAGGGCGCTTGTGTACGTGGTGATAGATACGTTCACAGGCGAGTGGAAACATGTGTATGACTGCTTCTTATGGGCCGAACACAAGGCAGAAGAAATGAATAAAGAATGGTCTCCATGCACAACATGCGCTTTTTCCGACTGTGATAAAGATAGCGACGTTTGCATGGAATGTGATGATAGAGGGTATAAAGAATGATTCGAGTAAATGATGATTGGGTAATTATGGTAGACCCGTTGAATTATATGCCTGCAAAAGATCTGCACAGAAAAAAACAGGTCAAACAGAAGGATGGCACATACACAACAGAACCCGACTATAAGACAGGCTACGGCTATTATACAAGCCTTAAAGATGCGGTCAGGGCAATTGCACGGGTTGAATACAAAAACGCTCTCACGGGGCAGGAAACGGCCTTGAATGAGGCAATAAAGCTGATGGACGAGACTATGAAAAGGTTTGAAAAGATTTTGGAGGGAATCAGGGAATGACGCCCAATATGGAGCAGGCACTCTCAAAAGGCATCAAGGATACCATGTGGGCAATGTTCTGGAAGGGAAAGCAGAAAGCCAACCTTCCGGAGTTGGAAGAAGCAGTGAAGCGCCTGATCAGGATGACCACACAGAAGAATGCCGGCCAGAGGAAAGACGCGACATGCATCGACTGGAGCACGCTTGACATGGAATTCATGCGGATCGCAATCGAAGCCGCAGCATTTGTGCTCGATGACAGATTCGAGAAGTTGAAGGAGGAATGGGAGAGTGATTGCAATTAGAACCATGACCGAAATGCCAAAAACCTGTGAGGAGTGCAGGCTCAAACAAGCAACAGTTACCTTGTACGGACACATGCTGATATATTGCAATGCGGCAGGGTTTCCCATTGAAAATTTGGAAATCCGTCACCCTGTTTGCCCGCTCGTGGAGGTGAAAGATGATAGCGATTAAGACAACAGCAATGAGACAAATGCCGGAGTACTGTGATGATTGCTGTTGGTACGAGTGCAGACCGCATCCGGAAAGAGGGTGGACGGAACTGTGCAACCTTATGTGCCACTGCATGGACGACACTCAGCCTAAAGAGTGGATTTACGATGGGAACGGCAGACCGAAAGCCTGCCCACTGATTGAGGTGAAAGATGATAGCGATTGATATGCCGATTCCTAATAACTGTTGCGATTGTCCGATTAATGACCATGACGCATGGTGTGGAATAACATTAACGGAGTTTGGTGATGATTTTTGCAAGATTCGCCTGCCGGATTGCCCGCTCATCGACCTCACCGATGACGGAAAATGATTATCTGGATAGAAGTCACGAAGGACGAATACGAGCTGCCGATCGCGGTGGCCGATTCAGCTGGAGAGCTTGCAAATTTATGCGGGACAACAAAAAACGCCGTAATGTCAAGCGCGTATAGAAAAGGCAGAAAAGGACGTTTTAGACGAGTAGATATTCAGGAGAATGACGATGTGGATACTTAGTAAAGCCGGAGAGGCTCTGTACAACATGGACAAGGTAGTTAATTTCTATGTGGTGGAAGGCATAAGAGACTCGGCTGTAAGGGCGCGATTTTCTGACGGGCAGAAAGACTTAACGATCGGGAATTATAACACATGTACGGAGGCTGAAACAGCTATCAAGTATGTGTATGACTGCATCCGCCAGAATTATCCGGCGATACAGCTTCCGCCGGAGGAAAAAATAGAGATGTTAAGACGTCCGTCAGAGATGAAGGACCGGAGCGCGACAGGGAAAAAGACTGTGCGCAGAGGAGGAAGCTGAGTGGAGAAAAATATTCGGAATATCCGGAATGAATTCAAAAAGAACGGGATTTTCTATACCACAACAGAACTTGCCGAAACACTGAAAAAGTACGTGGATTTTGAACCGCAGAAGATTTACGACCCGACATGTGGTCAAGGGAATCTTTTATCGGCATTCCCGGACGAAGTAGAAAAATATGGGCAAGAACTGTTCCCAGATGAACTCGAAAAGGCAAGAGAAAGGCTTAAAAACTTTCACGGATATGCAGGAGATACGCTGAAAGACGACGGCTTCGAGGGAGAAAAGTTCGACCTGATCGTCGCAAACCCGCCTTTTTCCATCAAGTGGGAGCCAGATCCCGATGATGAGCGGTTTAAAGATGCCCCTTGCGTCCCGTCTGCGGGGAAAGCAGATTACGCTTTTATGCTGCACATCATCCATCATCTTGCAAATCACGGCAAAGCGATTTGCCTGGAATTTCCCGGCGTCCTCTACAGGGGAAACCGGGAGGGAAAGATCAGACAGTGGATGATAGAACAGAACTTGATCGAGCGGGTCGTACATGTTCCAGGAGACAGCTTTGTAGATACAAAGATTGCCACATGCATCATTGTTTTTCGAAAAGACAAAAGCACGACAGATATAGTCTTCGAAGATATGGAAACCGGGAAAGAGCGAACCGTATCTGTCGAAGAAGTCAAGGAAAACGGATATACGCTTTCGGTCAGCTCATATATCTACGAAGAGCCGCAAAGGGAAGAAATTGATCCGGAGAAGATCAAAAGCGATGCCCAGTCGGCTTTCCTGTCAAGTCTTAGAGCACAACTGGAATACGAAAAGATGTTTGCCGAGATTGACGGCAGGAGCATGCAGCCACTGATTGCAGAAATCGAAGCGATTGTTAGTGAGTATAAGACAGTAGGATAGTGAGCTGTTCGGAAATCCCGAACAGTTGAGGGACAGTTGAAGGACAGTTGATTGACCTCTCGCAGTACGAGGACGATTTGAAGTAGTCAACTATGGGTCAACGATTTATGCAGGCTATGATGAACAAGTAGGCAAGTAACGAGGATTACTCGGTAGTTGAACATTTTCAAAAAGTGAAATGGTTGGCGGTATGCCCGAGAGGAAACAGCCGCCGATTGAAGCAGAAAAAAATGGTA